TCTGGGAAGCTTGTAAAGCAGATACCAGATGTTACGGAATCTGTTACCTTAAAAATCGTAGATCAGGATTCTCTTTTATGGCCTCAGGAGAGGTAATAAATCTAGCAACAATATCAAGTGATTCCAGATATGGAATATTATCTAAAACTGGACAAGATGCTAAAAAGATGTTTACTGATAAGGTTGTACCAATTTCAGTTAACTACCCTTTCTTTTTTAAACCGATTCAAGATGGTATGGATCGACCTAAAACAGAACTAGCATATAGAGTTCCAGCTTCTAAATTAACTAGAAGAAAGATAGAATTAGGTACAAAAGAAGAAGAATTACAAGGTCTTGATACAACTATTGACTGGAAAAATACTGGTGATAATAGTTATGATGGTGAAAAATTAAAACTATTAGTACATGATGAATCAGGAAAATGGGAAAGACCAAATAACATATTAAACAACTGGAGAGTTACAAAAACAACCTTAAGACTTGGTAGTAGAATAGTAGGTAAATGCATGATGGGATCTACTAGTAATGCTCTAGATAAAGGTGGTGATAATTTTAAAAACCTATATTATGAATCCGATGTTACCAAGAGAAACCGCAATGGACAGACAAGTTCAGGACTCTATTCTTTGTTCGTACCTATGGAATGGAACTACGAAGGATACATTGATATGTATGGAATACCTACATTTGAAACTCCGAACTCAAAAACTTACGGACCGGATGGTTACGAAATTAAAATAGGTGTAATAGATTATTGGGATAATGAAGTTGAAGGATTAAAAAGTGATCAAGATTCATTAAATGAATTTTATAGACAGTTTCCAAGAAGTGAAAAACATGCATTTAGAGATGAAACAAAAGAATCTTTATTTAATCTAACTAGGATATACGAACAAATAGATTATAACGAAGAAGTTAAAATGTCTGGAGTTGTAACAAGAGGTAGTTTTCAATGGAGAAATGGTGTAAAAGATACTTCTGTAGAATTTATGCCAAATAACAATGGAAGATTTAAAGTTAGTTGGATACCAGAATTACAATTACAAAATAAAATAATAACTAAAAATGGAATAAAGTGCCCTGGAAATGATCATGTAGGTGCTTTTGGATGTGATAGTTATGATATATCAGGTACAGTAGATAGATTAGGTTCTAATGGGGCCTTACATGGTATTACTAAGTTTTCAATGGAAAACGTACCTACAAATAGAATTTTTTTAGAATATGTAGCAAGACCTCAAACAGCAGAGATCTTCTTTGAAGATGTTTTAATGGCAATTGTTTTTTATGGTATGCCAATACTTTGCGAAAATAATAAACCTAGATTATTGTATTATTTAAAAAGAAGAGGTTATAGAGGGTTTTCTATGAATAGACCGGATAAAGTTTGGAGCAAATTATCTGTTACAGAAAGAGAAGTTGGTGGAATACCTAATTCAAGTGAAGATATTAAGCAGGCACACGCTGCAGCAATAGAAAGTTATATAGAAAGTTATATTGGCCAAAACGATGATGGATATGGTGATATGTATTTTCAAAGAACACTAGAAGACTGGGCTAAATTTGATATAAATAATAGAACAAAATATGATGCATCCATTAGTTCAGGACTAGCATTAATGGCATGTAATAAAAACCTATATAAACCAACGCAAGAAAGAACAACAAAATCTATTGATCTTGGCATAAAAAGATATGACAACCAAGGAGTACGATCTCAAATAATATAAAAATGATTAAAAAAGGTATTAAAACCTCTTTCCCTAGCCAAGCAGTTAGCGATGCGGAGAAAATGAGCGTGGAATATGGTGCTAAAGTTGGTGCTGCCATAGAGCATGAGTGGTTTAGTAGTAATAACAACTCTAATAGATATAATGTTTTTAAAGAATCTTTTCATTCATTAAGATTATATGCTAGAGGAGAACAATCAATACAAAAATATAAAGATGAATTATCTATTAATGGTGATTTATCATATCTTAATTTAGACTGGAAACCAGTACCGATTATACCTAAATTTGTAGATATAGTAGTTAATGGTATGGCCGATAGATCATATGATATTAAAGCATATTCTCAAGATCCAGCTGCAATAAAAGAAAGAACGGATTATGTTGGCAATATAGTTTCAGATATGCAGGCTAAAGGGTTTAATAATCAAGTTGCTGAACAATTTGGTATTGATATGTATAAAACAGATCAAACTAAACTACCAGAAACAACCGAAGAATTAGAACTTCATATGCAGTTAGATTATAAGCAATCTATTGAAATAGCAGAAGAAGAAGCTATTAATAGTGTTTTTGATAAAAATAAATATGAATATTTATCTAAAAGAGTTAACAATGATATAGTTGTTATAGGCATAGGTGCTGTTAAAAATTCTTTTAATAAATCAGAAGGCATTAAACTTGAATATGTAGATCCTGCTAATTTAGTTTATTCTCATACAGAATCTCCATATTTCGATGATATATATTATATAGGTGAAGTAAAGAATATTTATACAAATGAACTTAAAAAAGAATTTCCAGAAATAACAGATGAAGACTTAAAAGAGTATGAAGGGTTTTCAAATTCTTATAATAAAACTCCCATTGTTAATTCTAAATCTGAAGAACCTAATTCTATTACTGTTTTATATTTTGAATATAAAACATACATGAATGAAGTTTATAAAATAAAGAGAACGTCTAGTGGTGGTAATAAAGCTATTAAAAAAGATGATAAATTTAATCCACCTAAAAATGAAGACTACGAAAAAGTAGAAAGAGTTATAGAAGTTGTATATGAAGGTGTTAAAATAGTAGGTGGAGGATCTGAAAAAGTATTAAAGTGGGAACTTAAGAAAAATATGGTTCGACCTAAAGCAGATACTACTAAGGCTCTTATGAGTTATGCAATTTGTGCCCCTAGAATATATGAAGGAAGAATAGAATCTTTAGTTGGTAGAGTTACTGGTTTTGCAGATATGATCCAATTAACGCATTTAAAACTTCAACAAGTATTATCTAAAATGGTTCCTGATGGTGTTTATTTAGATGCTGATGCCTTAGCTGAAATAGATTTAGGTAATGGTACTAATTACAATCCACAAGAAGCATTAAACATGTTTTTTCAAACCGGTTCTGTTATTGGTAGATCAATGACACAAGATGGTGATATGAATAGAGGCAATAGACCTATTCAAGAATTAAATACTAGTGGGAAAGGTGGTAAAATACAAAGTTTAATACAAACGTATAATTACTATTTACAAATGATGCGTGATGTTACTGGGTTAAATGAAGCTAGGGATGGTAGTATGCCTGATAAAGATGCATTGGTTGGTATACAAAAAATAGCAGCAGCAAATTCAAATACAGCTACTAGGCATTTATTACAAGCTAGTTTATATATAACAACTATAACAGCTGAATGTATTTCAATGAGAGTATCTGATGTTATTGAATACTCCCCAACTAGAAAATCATTTATAAAATCATTAGGTAAATTTAATGTTGGTACATTAAAAGAAATGGCAAGTTTACATTTGCATGATTTTGGTATATTTTTAGAATTAACGCCTGATGAAGAAGAAAAACAAATACTTGAAAATAATATTCAAATGGCTCTTCAACAACAAAGTATACACTTAGAAGACGCTATTGATATAAGAGAAGTTAGAAATATAAAACTAGCTAATCAATTATTAAAAATACGTAGAAAGAAAAAACAAGAACTAGACCAACAACAAGCACAGCAAAATATACAAATTCAAGCACAAGCAAATGCTGAATCTTCAGAAAGAGCTGCTGCCGCTGAAATGCAAAAATCTCAAGCATTAGCACAAACAGAAGTGCAAATAGAACAAGCTAAATCGCAGTTTGGAATGGAGAAAATGGAAAGAGAAGCACAATTGAAGAAAGAATTGATGCAATTAGAATTTGAAATGAATATGCAATTAAAACAAGCTGAAGTTGAAAGTTTTAAACAAAGAGAAGGACAAAAAGAAGATCGTAAAGACGAAAGAACAAAAATACAAGCATCTCAACAAAGCGAGATGATTGAACAAAGAAAACAAGGTACCGCTCCAAAGAATTTCGAATCAGCCGGATTTGATAATTTAGGGGGATTTGGTTTAGAACAATTTGAACCAAGGTAATTTATTAATTATATAATATTATATTATGGCAAACACTGAAAAACAAGAAAATGTTATTCAAGAAGTGAAAACAGAAGAAACACCTGTACAAGCACCTGTTGAAGAACAAAAACAAGAAGAACCTAAAATCAAAGCTAGGATTTTAGAAGAAGGTGGAGATTTTAAATTCAAACCTAGAAAAACAAAACAAGAAGTAGATAAAAAAGAAGTAGTTCAAGAACCTGAAAAAGAAGAAGAGAAAGAAAAGGTAGAAACTAAAAAAGAAAAAAAGACAGAAGAATCTATTCTTGAAGAAGTAACAGAAGAAGAAATTGCTGAAGCTAAAAAAGCCGAAGTACAAACTATTGTTGAAGAAAAACCAGTTGAAGAAAAACAACCCGAAGTTGTAGTTCCAGAAAACTTACAAGATTTAGTTAAGTTTATGAAGGACACTGGTGGCAGTTTAGAAGATTATACAAGACTAAACGCTGATTATTCAACAATAGATGATACTGCTCTTTTAAGAGAGTATTATAAAACGACTAAACCTCATTTAGATATGGAAGAAATTGTAAAAGCTCGAAAGCATCTTACTGGCCTAAAGGATCAGTATTATAAGGAAGTCAAGTTGGGTTCTAAGTTGACCAGCGAGCAGAAAGAAGCGGTGGACTTTTACAATACATACAACCAAGAACAAGCTACTAATAGTGAAATTCAAAAAAGACAGTTTGATCATTTTCAAAAATCTACTGATAATATTTTTAACACTAATTTCAAAGGTTTTGATTTTAATGTTGGGGAGAAAACTTATAGGTATAATATTAATAATACTGAAGATGTGAAAACTTACCAAAGCGACTTAAACAATTTTATAG